TTCCCGTTCGACATCAAAGCGGCTGAGAAGCTTACCTCTGACCTCATGGTTCGCCGTGCGGAACTAGGTGACGACCTCGCCAAGTCCTTTGGGCCTAGCGTTGAGCTAATGAAAAGCCACTGGTGGATAGCTCCTAACGGAGAACAAGCAAAGACAAAGAAGGAGCTTGTTGCTTCTGGATGGAAGCCTAATGAAATAATCAAAGGCCCACACCGCACCAAAGAGATTCCCTTTAACCCTAATTCCCGTGACCAGATATGCGAGCGGTTGATGTCTGAGGGATGGAAGCCTGCCGCGTATGATGGCAAGCGCCCTAAGATTGATGAACCTGTATTGAGAGAGATAGGCACTCCTAACGCCCTCAAGCTTCTGGAATACCTTCTTGTGTCCAAACGTCTAGGACAAGTAGCGGAGGGTAACCAAGCGTGGCTCAAGCTCTACAACGATGGACGTATACACGGACGGGTAAACACCAACGGTGCTATCTCTGGGCGTTGTACTCACTCACAACCTAACGTAGCCCAAGTACCAGCAGGACGGGCTCCTTATGGTACAGAGTGTAGGTCTTGTTTTACTGCCCCAGAAGGTAAGGTGCTTGTTGGTGCTGATGCCTCTGGCTTAGAACTACGTTGCCTTGCTCACTACCTGCACGGATGGGACAGCGGAGCTTACGCTAAAGAAATCCTTACAGGTGACATCCACTCGGCTAACCAGAAAGCGGCAGGGCTAGAGACCCGCGACCAAGCTAAGACCTTTATCTACGCTTTCCTCTACGGAGCAGGCGACGCTAAGATAGGTTCCATTGTTGGTGGCTCCTCTAAGCACGGCAAGAAACTTAAACAATCTTTCATGTCCAAAACTCCTGCTATCCGTCACCTCTCTGAGGCGGTGGCTAACAAGGTACAACAGACAAATAAACTAATAGGTCTGGATGGACGTGAACTACCGTGTCGCTCGGCACACTCTGCACTCAACCTGTTGTTACAATCAGCAGGGGCAGTGGTGATGAAGCAGGCACTCGTTGAGTTCTCTGAGATGGCAACTCAACCCTACGAACTACATGGCAATATCCACGATGAAGTTCAGTTTAGCTGTGACCAAGCTGACGCTGATGCTCTTGGAAGTTGTTTTGTAGAAGCACTCGCCAAGGCAGGTAAAACCCTTGGTTTCAAATGCCCATTAGACGGGGAGTATTCCGTTGGGGCTAACTGGTCAGAAACACACTAACACAAGTATGAACATAACACTAACACACGGAGATTGCGTGGAAGAAATGAAAAAGATGCAGGAAGGCAGTGTAGACCTTACGGTTACATCTCCTCCTTACGACAACCTTCGAACCTATGAAGAAAGTCTTCAATGGAATGAAGATATATGGAAGCAGGTAATAGAGCAGTTGTTTAGAGTGACTAAGCAAGGAGGAGTCGTTGTTTGGATAGTTGGAGACGCTACCATTAAAGGAAGTGAGACTGGAGCTAGCTTTAAGCAAGCGCTGTATGCTATGGCAGTAGGCTTCTCTCTTAACGATACCATGATATACCAAAAGTTTGGCTCTGGAATGCCTCATAAATCTCACAGATACGGGCAGTCGTTTGAATATATGTTCGTATTTTCAAAAGGTAAAAACACACATGGAGTAATTCAAACGTACCCAAAAACAGGAGCAGTAGGTAAAACAACTAGAAGGCAAAAAGACGGTAGTATCAAAAAAGGGACTTATAACATAGGAGGAGGTAAATTACCTAATATCTGGCAATATGCTGGAGAAACAAAACAAAACCACCCTGCGCCTTTTCCAGAGCAGTTAGCTTACGACCATATTATATCTTGGAGTGACGAAGGTGATACTGTCTTAGACCCTTTTCTTGGTTCTGGCACTACAGCCAAAATAGCTAAGAAACTTAAACGCAACTTTATCGGCATTGAAAAAGTCGAAGAGTATTTTGACATAGCTCAAGAGCGTATTAAAACCATTCAACCTGAACTAACACTAACATGAAAACATTATTCCTAGATGGCGATATGCTTGCCTACCGAGCCGCTTTCAGTAACGAGGTAGAGACTAAATGGGAGGACGCAGTATGGACGTTACACACGGACGTAAACGCTTCTCTCGCTTATTGTGACGACTTCATTGAGTCTATGTGTAAGAAGTTTAGCACTGAGGATTACTTCGTAGTCTTCAGTCCTAAGACTAACTTTCGCTACGACCTCTTCCCTGCCTACAAAGGCAACCGTAAGAACAAGCGTAAGCCTTTAGCTTTAACCGAGCTTATTAAACAGATGCGCAAGCGTCACACGTTTATGATGCAGGACGGGATGGAAGCTGATGACCTTATCGGCATTATGTGTACGCAAGACCCTAAGAACACCGTTGCTCTCAGTGGTGACAAGGACTTCGCTACGCTACCCATCACTTGGTATAACTTCCTACGTGATGAACTGACTACCCTCACAAAAGAAGAGGCAGACAAGAACCACCTCATCCAGACATTAATGGGTGATGCTACCGATGGATACCAAGGACTCAAAGGTGTTGGCCCTAAGACCGCTGTAAAGCTCTTAGACAAACACGGCTGGGACTGGGAATCCATCGTTAAAATATATGAAAGCAAAGACATGACAGAAGAGGACGCACTCCTCACCGCTCGCCTTGCTTACATACTCAGAAAAGAAAACTTCAAAAACGGAAAAATTATATTATGGCAACCCCCTACAAAATAGATGTAAGTGACCAGACGGTCTATATCGCTGGCCCAATGACAGGTATCGAAGACTGCAACTTCCCTGCCTTCGACGCTACTTCTTTCAAATTTAAAGAAAAGGGCTTCGACGTTATCAACCCTGCCGCATTAAGCAGGACACACGCCGCTGAGTTAGGTATTGAAGTAGGAGAGATGTGCGTACGTGAGTGCGCTATGATTGACCTTGTTTCTATTATCGCGACCGCATCACATATGTATATGATGAAGGGCTGGGAGTATTCCAAAGGAGCTAAGACAGAACACGCTCTAGCGGAGTGGCTCGGTATAACAATCAGCTACGAAGTAGAAGAGAGTGTCAAAGCTCACGCTACCCACAACAAGGAGTGGTGGTTCGCTTTCCAAGCTGAGCAGTTCAAGCGTATCTCTAAGCTTACCAAGAAGAAGAATGATGACTACACAGGTGGTTCTTTCACCTCTAATCCGTTCGCTAACTTCGATGAAGCTGATGACTTTGGGGTAGACCCACTCATCGGACTATCACTTCGGATGGGCGATAAGATGCAGAGGCTCAAGGCTTTCTGTAACGGAGGTCTCTCTTTGGAGACTAACGGAGACACCGTAGCAGACATCTTTAATGACCTAATTGGTTACAGTTCAATCGCTTTAGGTATGCTGGAACGTAAGAAGGAGGTGGACTAATATGGACAATAACGACGCTTTTCCCGCTGTTTCAGCTAATTTTATCAAGAAGTTAGAAGAAGTTTTCCCTTTACGGGATGACTTTGATTACGGCACTGCTCAAAACGCGCTCGTCTATTATTATGGACAGCGCTCTGTAGTCCGATTTCTTATAGAACAAAATAAAATTCAAAACGAAACCATCCTAACCAAGGTTTAACTATGTGCATGTCATCACCCAAGATACCAGACCCAGTGCCACCACCCGCACCTCCTCCCCCTCCTACTAAGACAGCGGAGAAGGTAGGAAACAACTCACTCAAAAAGAGACAGTCGTCCAGAAAACGTGGAACGTCTGCATTAACATTAAGACGCTCTGCCGTGAACACTGGTTCATCTGGTACAGGCGCAAACATCAGCTACTAAACTATGCCCTCAAAAACGATTTCGGTTACTAACGGCGATGGAAGCACCAGAACAATTACCATCCCTGACCGTAGTCGTTTTGCGGGGGTAAGGACTATTGACCGTAATGATGGAACTACTATTACAGTAAATCGCACAGCCCCAGTAATTACCTCAGACCGTAAGGGCGACTCTCGTCCGTTACTAAGTAAAGTAGTAGGAGGCGCGGCGGCGGCTTACAGCCTGCGTGACCTCAATGACAGAAACGGAAACAACAAGGTTGTCCGTGTTCGTCGCGCTAGCGATAACCACGAGCGTGACTTCGTAGCCAAGGAGGTATCTAACGGTACACTCACTGACTGGGTAAATACTCAAGTCGTAGCTCCACTTGACCTAAAGGCTCTTACAGCTACAGGTCGTGATGGAGCCTACCAGATAGCAAAAGCCGCTTACTCCCTTCGTAGCCTAGGGACACGACAGGCTACCTTAGCGGCTACTGGAGATACCGTAGCCCGTGCTAATGGTAAGTTCGTAGCACAGGTAAGACGACCCTCTGATGATGCCCTGAAGTCCTTTACTGCGGCTGAGGTTACC